TTTCTTTTGCGAACTATTAAGGCGCGTTGCCGGTCTGCCATTGGTCGCAATATAAATATTAGCGATCGTCTCAGTAGTGGCACCTTCAATAGCTAGCGCCATCAATGCGAGTCTCCAAGCTTTCATTGTCTTAATCAGATCCAGATTCTTAGACTCAAACTTAGATGACAGCCGTTCGGCGGTAATTATCATTTGGTCGTCTACTTCGCCGCCTCTCTTGATGATAGGGGCGTTATACTCTTGGACTGCCTCGAACAATTTGTTGCCAGCTTTAAGATCTGCCTTCCCTGCTTTTGTTGATGACTTCATGGCCGCCGCAATTGCCGCCGGTAATGCTGCTGGCGTAAATGCTGGTTCGTTGTGTTGCTTATCTACTTCGTTCATATCGTTTCTCTTTTGTTATTAAGTTAATGTGGCTAGTGCCACCTGATGTACTTTAATGATTTCTGGTGACATTGCAAGTTTAGTGTAGGCAACACTAAAATCTGACCCCCACCCACCACTTACAGCATTTAGGTTCCCTTTATTATCTAGTATTACTAATCTCCACGAATAAATTACAATTCCCCAAAATACGGTTATTTGTACTCCACACAGGAACACCCCCCACCCTAAAAATATAAGTACCTAGCAAAAAAAATTTTTTATGGTATATTCCGCAAATCGGCTATTCGCCAGCGACAGACTATATGACTCTACACTTAGAACCAGAGGTAGGCGTTCCCCTTTCTAACGATTCTGATGAGGATCTCCAAGCCCGTGTAGCAGCTGCAAGCAACACCGCAGAGGAATTGGCAAATCACGGGGTAGATTTAGAGCCAACTAGCGAAGATAAAGAGGCTGCGGCCAGATTAGCCGTCGCTTACGCGGATAATCCCGAAAAAACGTCTAAGAAAGCCTCGCTAAAGAACATAGCCAAGCTAACCCCTGCATCACTCTTGCTAACAAACAGTATTCTTCGAGAGTTTGGTAGCTCAGTAGTAGAAAGCGCGGTGCAAATTCGGCACTTGGTCACGAATAAGCTCTTAATAGAGTCTGAGAATGCAGATCCACGCATTCGCATACGTGCGTTAGAGCTATTAGGCAAGATTTCAGACGTAGGCTTATTCGCAGAGAAGTCAGAAGTCACAATAACGCACCAGTCCACTGATGATTTACGCGCAAACCTGCGCTCTAAGCTAGAAAAGTTAGTCACTGCCGAAGACGATATTGAAGAAGCGGTCATTATTGACAGCGAACCGCTAGATGTAGACGCTGAGTTAAGTCTTTTAGAAGACGACTACGATGATTGAGGCTGAATTTGACTTTTCTGAAGCCGAGATCCAGCAGATGTTGGATAACCTCGATAATTTTTCTACAGATGAGGTTGTAGAGATTAACAGGCTGGTCGATGAGCTAGCCACACGCAAGATTAACAAAGCAGCCTACGACGATCTTATAGAATTTTGTAAACGAATGATGCCTGACTTCATTGTAGGTAAGCACCACCGCATATTGGCGGACATGTTAATGGATATTGAGGCTGGAAATAAAGATCGTATCTGCGTAAACATCCCACCACGCCACGGCAAGTCACAACTCGTCTCTATATTCTTCCCAGCATGGTTCTTAGGGCGTAATCCTAATAAAAAAGTAATGATGGTGTCGCATACTACTGATTTAGCTGTAGATTTTGGGCGTAAAGTGCGAAATCTCATCTCTACAAGCGAATACCAAGAAATATTCCCTACTGTAAAGCTTGCAATCGACTCAAAGTCCGCTGGTAGGTGGAATACGAACTCTGGTGGTGAGTATTACGCTTGTGGTATTGGCTCTTCAATCGCAGGACGAGGCGCTGACTTGCTTTTGGTGGACGATCCGCACTCTGAACAAGATGTTATTAACGGTAATTTTGAAGTTTTTGCTAAAGCGTATGATTGGTTTACGTTTGGAGCACGTACTCGTCTAATGCCGGGGGGTCGTGTAGCTATTATACAGACTCGTTGGCACATGGACGACTTAACTGGGCGTGTGACCAAAGATATGGGTAATAACGAACGGGCAGATCAGTACGAACTCATTGAATTCCCAGCCATTTTAGAGATTTTGGATGAAGAAGCAAATGAGATTATAGAAAAACCGTTGTGGCCTGAGTTTTTTGACCTAGAAGCCCTGTTACGCACCAAAGCGTCTATGCCCACGTTTCAGTGGAACGCGCAGTACCAACAAGAACCTACCGCAGAAGAAGCAGCGCTTATTAAACGGGATTGGTGGAGGGTGTGGGAGCTAGAAGAGCCGCCTAAGTGTGAGTATATAATCATGTCGTTGGACGCAGCGGCTGAAACTCATAACCGCGCTGACTATACGGCGTTGACTACGTGGGGGGTGTTTCTTAATGAAGAAGAAGGTACGTACCACATCATCTTGCTAAACAGTATCAAGCAGCGCATGGAGTTTCCAGAGCTTAAAGATATGGCTATGGAGGAGTACGCTGAATGGGAGCCTGATTCGTTCATTGTAGAAAAGAAGTCATCAGGTACAGCATTGTATCAAGAAATGAGACGTATGGGCCTACCTGTGTCAGAATACACCCCTCACAGGGGGTCAGGTGACAAACTAGCGCGTTTAAACTCAGTAGCTGATATTGTAGCGAGCGGTATATGCTGGGTTCCTGACACGCGGTGGGCGGAAGAAGTAGTTGAAGAAATTGCAGGGTTTCCATTTGCGAGTCACGACGACTTAGTTGACTCTACGGTTATGGCGCTCATGCGCTTTAGGCAGGGTGGGTTCATACGACTACCTACAGACGAACCCGAAGAACAAAGGTTTTTTAAGCGGCGCGGGAACGGGTACTACTAGAGATATATTATGGCTATTGAGAAAGGATTATACGCTGCCCCACAGGGCATAGACGATGGGCTTATGGAAGAGGAAGACGGGGGACTCGAAATAGAGATCGTCAACCCAGACATGGTCACATTAGATGACGGCAGTGTGGAGATTACCTTAATTCCCGGCGGGGACGAGTCTGACTTCATAGAGTTTGACGATAACATAGCCGAAGCCCTCGAAGAATCTGACCTTAGCGAACTAGCAGATGAGCTTGTTGCGCTTATTGATGCAGATATACAAAGCCGTAAAGACTGGGCTGATACGTACGTTAAGGGTTTAGATGTTCTAGGCTTTCAATACGAAGAACGTAGTGAGCCGTGGGAAGGCGCGTGCGGCGTGTACTCTACAGTACTTGCTGAAGCGGCTATCCGGTTTCAAGCTGAAACTATGTCAGAGACGTTTCCAGCCGCAGGGCCAGTAAGAGTTAAAGTCCTTGGGGAAGAAACAAAAGACAAAGAAGAAGCTTCGCAGCGCGTAAAAGCGGATATGAACTATGAGCTTACTGAGCGCATGGTAGAGTACCGCCCAGAGCATGAACGCCTGTTATACAGCCTAGGATTGGCTGGTAGCGCGTTTAAGAAGGTTTACTTTGACCCGAACATAGGTAGGCAGGTAGCTCTATATATCCCCGCTGAAGACGTAGTAGTGCCATACGGGGCTTCTAATATAGAGAGCGCAGAGCGTGTTACGCATATCATGCGTAGGACTAAGAACGAGTTAAAGAAGCTGCAAGCAGTAGGGTTCTATAGAGATGTAGACCTTGGCGAACCACAGCCGTACCACACAGACATCGAAGAGCGTAAAGCTGAAGAAGGTGGGTACTCTATTACTGACGACAACCGCTATGCTGTGTACGAGGTACACGCGGATCTGGTTATTGAAGGTGTGGATGAAGAAGACGGGGACGAAGAGCAGCAGATAGCCAAGCCTTATGTTGTGACTATTGAGCGAGGTACGCAGGAGATCCTTGCTATCCGCCGTAACTGGGACGAAGAAGATGAGTTGATGTTAAAGCGTCAGCACTTCGTACACTACGTTTATGTACCCGGATTTGGGTTCTACGGGCTTGGTTTGATTCACATTATTGGTGGGTACGCTAAAGCGGGTACGTCTATTATACGGCAGCTGGTGGATGCTGGTACCCTATCCAACCTACCGGGCGGTCTAAAGGCCCGTGGACTACGTATTAAGGGTGATGACACCCCGATTGAGCCGGGTGAGTGGAAAGACGTGGACGTGCCATCAGGCAGTATCCGCGACAACATCATGCCCCTCCCATATAAAGAGCCTAGTCAAACCCTACTGGCACTACTTAACCAGATCACAACTGAAGGCCGTCGTTTAGGCGCTATCAGTGACATGAACATCTCTGACATGTCAGCCAATGCCCCTGTGGGTACTACGTTGGCGCTATTAGAGCGTACGTTGAAGCCTATGGCTGCTGTACAGGCCCGTGTCCACTACGCTATGAAGCAGGAATTTAAACTCCTTAAAGCCATCATGTCAGAGTACGCCTCAGCAGAGTACTCGTATGAGCCGCTCCGTGGGGAACAGACAGCCCGTAAATCTGATTACGAGATGGTGGATGTAATTCCTGTCAGTGATCCTAATAGCTCTACAATGGCCCAGCGCGTTGTACAGTACCAAGCGGTGTTGCAGATGTCGCAACAGGCTCCACAGATATACAACCTACCGCAGCTACATAGGCAGATGATAGAAGTATTGGGCGTTAAGAATGCCGATAAACTTATCCCAGTAGAGACTGATATAGCCCCAGTTGACCCAGTAAGTGAGAACATGGCTGTGTTGACTAACAAACCGCTAAAAGCGTTTATATATCAAGACCATGCAGCGCACATAGCTACGCACCAAGCGTTTATACAAGACCCCATAATCATGCAGAGTATTGGGCAGAACCCCCAAGCGAAGCAAATCATGGCTGCGCTACAAGCGCACATAGCAGAGCACACAGGGTTCTTATACCGCAAACAGGTTGAAGAGAAACTAGGTGTGGCCCTCCCAGCGCCGGGTAAAGAGTTACCGGAAGAGGTAGAAGTAGAGTTATCGAGAGTAATAGCGAGAGCCGCCGCCGAACTTAATCAACAACATCAGAAAGAACAGGCGCAAAAACAAGCGCAGCAAAAGGCGCAAGATCCAGTCATGCAGATGCAGCAAGCAGACATGCAGATCAAGCAGCAGGAGCTACAGCGCAAGACTCAGAAAGACCAAGCAGACATGCAGATCAAGCAGCAGGAGCTACAGTTAAAAGCCCAAGGCAATATGCAAGACGCGCAGATAAGTCAGGCTGAGTTGCAGATTAAACAGCAAGAGCTACAGATAGACGCTCAGAAGGCGGGCGCAAAGCTTGCCGCAGATCGTAGGAAAGACACCACCAAGCTGGATCTTGACCTACTCAAAACCATAAAAGATTCTAATAAACCTAGAGGCCAATAATGGCAACAACCGTCTTAGACGTGCTAAAGAAAAAAATCGAGGAAGATAAATCCTCTGCACTACAATTTCTAAGTGGTGGTGGAGCTAAAGACTTTGCCATGTACAAAGAAACCACAGG